AAGCGTATTCCCATTCCTCACTGTGTTTCCATCCTTTCATATTTCCTGCCGCGTCAGGAAAGTGTATTTTAAAAATATCAAACTTATCTGCATATTTTAAAATTATTTCACCTACCCTATGAACTGTGTCATTGTCCCAATTATACAACGTACTAAAAACTGCTACTCTATGTCCTTTATCTAATACATATTCTAACATATCTGTACAACTTGGATTAATCCAAGGTTCAGCTTGCCCACTAAAATCTATTCTTACATAGTCAGGAACTTTGTCTATCATGATTTTAAAATCATTAAGACTCATGTATTTTACATCATCGCCATAGGCATCACGCAAATTATCTTGCGGGCAATATGTACACATTAAAGGGCAACCTATCATGGTTGTAATTTCAAGTTGATAAAAATTCATATCAGTTAAATGGTAAAAAATCTCTTACAGTATGTGTTTGGTTAGTTGCTATGTATTTGCTATATTTATTAACATCATTTACAACAGTTTTTGGCATGTACTCATCTAATTTTATATTAACAAAAACTTCGGTATTATTAGGTCCTAGTCCATATCCTTTTTCAACGCTAGTCTCTACATCAATTTGATCTAAGACATCAGGGCGATTAGTCTCTTGATGAGCAAAACTGCGAATCTTAGTTTTAGCAAATTCAGTATCGCCAAGATAACTAAATTGCCAGCCTGCATGTTCCATTACTCTTACACCATTATTGGAATATCCATAAGGTAAATTAGCTAATTGAAACCGTTGAAATCTAAATTCATCTGCCGGAACCATAAGTTTTTTCCTAGTTGCCATACCCCAAACCATATACTGACTAAGAGTTGTTGTTAACATATGATTAAACTTGAAATAAAACAGCGGCATTCTCAAACCCCAAACTTGAGTTTCGTCGTCTAAACGCATAATATCTACAGTTTCTGGTCTAGGAATTTCATCTAAATCCGATATAATTATTATATCATCGTCGTCAGCATCTACAATACCACGATTGATACTATTTCTTTGCCATATATCATTATCCCATGCTTCTGTACTATGAGGCATATCATCTACTTTTACATGTATAATTTTATCTACCCATTTAGAGTATCTTGTTTTATTTTCTTCAAAATAATAAGGTTTTGGAATATCTGTAAATGTTGTCGATGCTTCTACTAAAACAAAATGATCCACATAATCATAAAGTTCTTGAAATCTTACCTCTAGTAAATCTAGTTCATTGAAAAATGGAAAGCAATCGTATATTTTCATAATGATACTTATTTTAAAAATTGTTGACTTAGAGATTTCTTAAATAGTATAATAACATTCAACGATAAGGTATTCAATTGAAATTTGCACTAGTCACTGCTTTTGATGAAAATTACCAACCGCTAGCAGATCTTACCTGGGATAAAAATAAAAAGTTGTACGCCAAACGATGGGGATACGATACCTATGAAGTCACTGACGGATTTGCCAATCTTGGAGACATTGCCTGGGCTAGAACCAGAAAGGTAGTAGAACTATTAGAATCTGGCTACGATTGGGTACATGCAGTTGGTTGCGATACCATGATTACCAATTTTAATATCAGGTTAGAAGATATTGTAGACAACACAGCAGATTTTATCATTGCCACAGACTGCTTTAATATCAACAATGACAGCTATCTAGCGCACAATACTGAGAACTGTATTGCATGGTTAAAGTATTTGGACACACAACAGGATCAATACTGCATGAAGCATCCATGGAATGATCAGCAATGCATGATCGACAACATTGAACGTCTGGGTGATGGATTACGAATTGTTCCACAACGCATGATCAATTCATACGATTACGATCAGTATCCAGGATCTGTTCCGCATGTGTATAAACGAGATATTTTTGGCAATGACGGGCAATGGCAACCAGGAGATTTCCTGATTCAGTGGCCTGGTATTCCCAACGATCGCAGAATTCCACTAGCTCAACAAATGTTAACTCAAATAATACAATGAAAGAAATCTTAGATTTAGTCAAGAAACACATAGAAGAAAAGCAGTCTGCAAAAACATGGACTGCTGGCCGAGACTTTGTCAACTATGCAGGTGCCTACTATGATTCAGACGAGTATGTGGCCGGTGTTGAAAGCCTACTCAAAGGTTGGCTTGCCATGGGCAACGAAAGTCTACGCTTTGAACGTGAGTTCCCAAAACAATTTGGAAAAACCCGTGGCATTGTAACTAATTCAGGAAGCTCTAGTAACCTGCTGATGATGTCGGCTCTTACCAGTAAACGTGGTTATAACTTGCCTAAAAGCACCAAGGTACTGATGCCTATTGCAGGATTTCCAACAACGCTTAATCCAACACTGCAAGTTGGCTTTACTCCTGTGTTTGTAGATATCGAACTTAACACACTCAACTTGGATGTAAGGCAATGTGAACGTGTTTTGGAAGCCGACCCAGATATTCGTGTTATTACTTTTGCACATGTACTAGGCAATCCTCCCAACATGGATCAGGTAATGGCCCTAGTCGACAGGTATAAACTTATTCTGCTTGAAGATTGCTGTGATGCATTGGGTAGCACATACAACGGCCGACCATTGGGTAGTTTTGGATTAATGGCCAGTTGCTCGTTCTATCCAGCACACCATATGACCATGGGTGAAGGTGGGTATGTTGCAACCAACGATGCCAATCATGATGTCATACTACGCAGCTTCCGTGAATGGGGTCGAGGTTGTTACTGTGTAGGACCAGATGCCAACAAACTCAAATGCGGTACATGCGGTAAACGTTTTAATAACTGGATTCCTGAATTACCAGATGAAATCTTTGATCACAAATACGTTTATGATGAAATTGGGTATAATTTAAAACCAATTGAACTACAGTGTGCCATGGGCATGCAGCAGTTAAAAAAGCTTCCTGAAATTCATGCCCTGCGTAGACGAAACTATCAATTGTTATTTGCCATATACGAACGGTACGAAGAATTTTTCCACTTGCCTAGAGCACAAGAAAACAGTGATCCATCGTGGTTTGCTTTTCCTCTCACTGTGCGTCAAGGTGCACCATTCACAAGAGCAGACATTGTGGACTACTTGGAAGAAAATTTAATTCAAACTCGTCCTTACTTTGCTGGTAATATCATGCTGCAACCAGCATACAGCCATTTAATGGATCCACGGAATGCAAGAGACAATTATCCAAATGCAACACACGCCATGACGCATACTTATTTCCATGGCACCAGTCCGGTTATTACGCCAGAACAAATTGCCTACATTGGCGAAAAGGTTGATGGCTTTATGAGTTTATTCATTTAAGGAAAAATATGTCATATCGTAAAAAAGGCAACGAGATTTTTGAAAATCTATTTGTACTAGAACTAGCAAACAATCATTGGGGCAGTGTGGAACGCGGCCTTAAGATCATTTATGAACACGGTAGCATTGCTAGAATTAACAATGTCAAGGCTGCAATTAAACTACAGTTTAGAGATGTTGATGAGTTTGTGCATCCTGAGTTCAAAGGCGATCAGGATAACAGATATATCAAGAAAACCGAACAAACCAAATTAAGCAGGGATGATTTTGCTGTTATGGTTAACAAGATTCGGGACATGAGCTGTATTCCAATGAGTACTCCATTTGACGAAAAGTCGGTGGACCTTTGTCTTGAATTTGATATGCCAATTATCAAAATTGCTTCTAGCGATGTCAACGATTGGCCGCTGATTAGCAAGATTGCTAGTACACGCCGTCCAACAATTATAAGTAGCGGCGGTGCCAGTGAAAAAGATCTGGATGATATTGTTGCTTACTTTGCCAAACGCGATATTCCGCTAGCAATCAATCATTGCGTTAGTTTATATCCTAGCGAGGACAATGAGCTAGAACTAGATCAAATTGATTACCTACGCAATCGTTATCAGGATAATGTAATAGGTCTAAGCACACACGAATATCACGATTGGTCATCCAGTATGTTAATTTCATATGCCAAAGGTGCTAGAACTTGGGAACGTCATATTGATATCGACTACAATGCAGTTCCTGTCAGTTCGTATTGTTCATTACCGGAACAGTGCGACACATGGTTTAAAGCATATCACAGGGCAATAGAAATGTGTGGAGGACGCACAACCACACGCCGCGTTATTTCTCGAAAAGAGACAGAATATCTGGATCAATTGGTTCGAGGTGCTTATGCTCGTAGAAATTTAGAGCCTGGTTACCGGATTCACAAAGATAGTTTTGAAAAAGACTTTTACCTTGCCATTCCTCTACGCAAAGGTCAGCTCAGTTGCAGAGAAATCATGAACGGCGAAACACTTACGCAGGCAATACAGGCAGACGAGCCGTTAACAATTGATCATATCGACGGACCATATGCAACCAATTCAACTCTTAAAAATTTAATTAAAAATCGCGGATTATGAGACTAGCTGATTATGTGGCACAAAGGTGTGTGGATGCAGGCGCTAGGCATACCTTTTTAGTTACCGGAGGTGGTGCCATGCATCTTAACGATGCTTTTGGGCGCCATCCCGATATGACCGCAGTATGCTTTCATCACGAGCAAGCGGCAGCTATTGCCGCAGAAAGTTATTATCGTATTAATAATCAACTCTGTGTGCTAAATGTAACCACAGGACCCGGCGGTATCAATGCACTTAACGGTGTGTTTGGTGCTTATGTAGATAGCTGCGGCATGTTAATAGTTAGTGGACAAGTTAAAAATGAAACTTATCTACGCAATTACGATGTTCCTGTGCGGCAACTGGGTGATCAAGAAGTAGACATTGTTTCAATGGTTCGCCCAATTACAAAATATGCCACTACGTTAAAAGATCCTAAACAAATACGTGAAGTTATGGATAAGGCTATATTTCTAGCTACAAATGGTAGACCAGGTCCTGTTTGGGTAGATATTCCAATTGATATGCAAGGTACAAAGATAGCTCCCGAACTGTTACGAGGCTGGGATGGTAGCGAGATTGAATTGGGTCTTGACAATGATGTAACTCCGAACACTCGTTTAGAACTAACTGGCACGAGAGATGATCCTGAGTTCAGTGCCGACGATCTAGTTGAGAGATTGAAATCTGCCAAACGACCAGTTATATATGCAGGCACTGGAGTAAGAATATCAAATAGCCATAAAGAATTTTTACAGTTGGTAGAAACATTGGGTATTCCTGTTGTGACCAGTTTCAATGCCTACGACACATTGACCAATGACCATCCGCAGTATGCAGGCCATCCGGGCATGGTTGGTGATCGTGCCGGTAACTTTGCTGTACAAAATGCCGACTTTGTTTTGATACTTGGTAGTAGGCTTAACATAAGAATGATCAGCTATAACTTTAAAAATTTTGCAAGCCGTGCCTACAAAGTCATGGTTGATATTGACCGTGCCGAATTAGATAAACCTACACTAGCAATTGATGAAAAAATAAACATGGATCTCCGGCATTTTATTCTCGAAATGTTAGGTAGCACACACAATTATTCAATTCCACAGGCGCACACCAAATATCTTGATTGGTGTCGTGAGCGTGTGACAAAATACGATCCTGTATTGTCAGAATATCAACACACATCAGACAGTTTGAATCCTTATTTGTTTTTTAGAGAATTTTTTGATCAATTGGATAACACAGCAATTGTGGTGTGTGGTAATGGTAGTGCCAGCGTAATTAGTGGGCAAGCCGGTCGACTAAAACAAGGACAAAGGTTTTATTCCAACAGCGGTAATGCCAGTATGGGATATGATTTGCCTGCGGCCATTGGCGCCTGTATTGCCAGCAGGCAGCCAGTTTATTGCATAGCCGGTGACGGTAGCATTATGATGAATTTACAAGAACTATCAACTGTGGTAGGGTATCGTCTACCGATAAAAATTATCGTGGTCAACAACCAAGGGTATCATTCCATAAAACAAACGCAGCGAGCTTACTTTAGCGATAATGTGTTTGGTACTAGTCCCCAAGACGGAGTATGCTTGCCTGATTTTGTAGCACTAGGCATTGCATTAGGCATCATGTCACATAGGGTATCTCACATGGATGCCTGGAATAGCGACATGGTGCAAATGTTGTTAAAAAGTGATTTGCCTGCATTGATTGAAGTCATAGTAGATCCGGATCAAATGTTTGCACCCAAGCTTGCCGCAAGAAAATTAGAAGACGGTACATTACTGGCACCCAGTTTAGAATACATGAGCCCATTCTTGCCTGATTCAGAAATGGAACAAAATATTATTAAGGATCAACATGAACTTTGAACAATTTGCACGAACCATTTCATATAATAATTTTGAAACACTGGATCATAGTAAACCTGTTTGGATATTTGGAGCAGGAGGATTTGCTCGAGCACTAGGTCAAGTTCTATTAGATGAAGGTTTTCAAGTTTATGGTTTTATTACATCTAGTCCAACCAATACAAAATTACTAGATTTACCCGTGGTGGATTGGTCAGAGGTGACATGGGAAAACGTTCAATTGGCTATGGGTGTTTTTAGTCACATGACTTCATACACTAAAATTTTAAACGAAGCTGCTGATGCTGGATTCAGTAAAGTTTTTATGCCTTGGGAACTATACGCACAATTTGGCGCTCAACTGGGATGGCGTTATTGGTTGACTCCATTAAATTACATTACAGATAATCTTGCAAAAATACAATCGGCCACACACCTACTAGCCGATCAAGAAAGCGTAGATTGTTTGTTGAATGTATTACTATTTAGAACTGGGCAACTACCAGAGTACGCGGATTACCGAAGTCAGGACCAACATTACTTTAATGAATTAAGCACTGCAAAATTCAAAAAGAAAAAAATACGAATCATTGATGGTGGTGCCTATACTGGAGATAGCTATCAAGAAGCCAAAGAAAATTTAAACATTGATATGGCATATCTGTTTGAGCCTGATCCAAAAAACTTTGGTCAATTGACCCAATCCGTGGGCGACGATGCTATCTGTTATCCGTATGCACTTTCTGATTCAGAAAAAACAATTGTATTCGCCAGTGGAGTGGGCCCAAGTAGTGCAGCTATTGATCACGGTAATATCAAAATTGAAGCGTCTAGTATTGATAAACTATTTTCAAACACACACATAGATTTTGTTAAATTAGACATAGAAGGAAGCGAAGCAGATGCATTGCGTGGAGCAAAAAAACTACTAGAAAAATGCAGACCAGTGATAACCATGGCCTTGTATCATAGACCCGGAGACATGTGGGAATTACCTTTGCTAGTCAATCAGTTGGTTAATGATTACAAATTTTACATAAGACAACACGACAACAATAGCTTTGATGTTGTGTTCTACGCAGTACCCAATTAATTATGAAAATAGCCGTCCTTGGCGCTAGAGGTTTTGTTGGATCTAGCATAGCAAAGTATTTTGCAGGAGATAATTTAGTTATTCCTGTGACTAGAGAAACATTAAGTTTATTGGAACCTGTAGTAGTTGCTAAATGGTTACAAGCCAATCGTTTTGACGTCGTTATCAATGCTGCTACCACTATGAACGATCCTGACTTGCTTGGTGATACTAGAAATAATCTAGGACTGTTCATGAATTTTTATAACCATAGAGACACTTTTGGTAAATTCGTAAACTTCAGTTCAGGTGCAGAATTTGATCGTAGAAATGATATCGATCAGTACAGCGAAAAAAATATTTTTACGGTATTGCCTACGGACAGCTATGGATTTGGCCAAAACATGAAAAGCAGAATTTCGTGGGATACTCCAAACTTTTATACTATCAGAATTTTCAACTGCTTTGGTAAAGGCGAAATCGTTACAAGAATATTTCCAAAACTACTACAGGCCGTATCAGGACAACCGATAAAGATAACCAATGATCGAGAGTTTGATTATTTTGGCATTAGAGATCTTTGTAGATTGACTGATTATGTAGTTCACCATTCACCGGCAGCTAAAGATATTAATGCTGTATACAATACCAAATACAAAATAAGTGAAGTATTAGATCAATTTTGTACACTTAATGATTTAGATAAAAATTATATAATTGAATCGACGGGTGGTCCTAGATACACAGGTAGTGGTAGAATTTTAAGTGAACTTCCTGTACAATTGTTAGGATTACAACATGAACTTAGATATTACAATGAACCCTTATATTAACCAATTATTTGATTTAACAAACAAACACGTTGTTGTAACTGGTGCCGGTGGACATTTGTGTGGTGCTATGGCTAGCGACGCTGCAAGTGCAATTACTAGTCAAAATATAAATGTTGATTGCGGAGTTTTACCACAATAATGTACGTTCAATTGACTTGTCCGTGCTGCGATGCTCAAACAACTTCTCAACCTGCATACTTTTCGCAGTTTGTGGTATGGCGTGCTACTGGAACTAAACCTGAATGCAATCAACCTACTCAGTTAGGTCATTGCGAAAATTGTGATTTTTATTTTTCAACTACACGATTTGATGATGTAGAATTAGATAGATTATATGCGGGCTACCGAGATGAGACATATAATCGCCAAAGACAAGAATGTGAACCTAATTACAAACTTGATGTTTACTCCACTGAATATATTCAACAAAGAAAAGATTTTATTACTGCTGTAATCAACCAACATGTGAACAATCTAACTTCTGTATTAGATTATGGCGGAGATGACGGAACATATATTCCAGATGTGCCTATTAAATTTGTATATGATATTAGTGGTGTAAATCCAATTCCAGGTGTGCATCAGTATCATTTAAGAAATTTTGACAATTTTGATTTGGTTATGAGTTGTCAAGTGTTAGAGCATGTTTCTAATATTGATGAATTAATAGATCAATTAAAATCAAGAACAAAAAAATATTTGTACATTGAAGTACCAGCATATTGTGTACCACCACCAGAAAATATAATTATAGGTGAGCATATTAACTTCTTTAGAGAACAGTCACTTCACGCACTGTTAAATAAACACAATATCAATATAGTAGATACCGCAGTTGATTATGATTTACGGGTATTAGCAGTTCTAGGAAAAATATGAGCAAAATTGTATATGTAACTGGTTGTTTAGGTTTAATTGGCGCAGAAGTAACTAGAAAATTATTAGCCGAAGGTAACTATGTGCTAGGTGTAGATAACGAGACCTATGCAAGTAATCGCAATTTCTTAGATGAATTTCAACAAAATTTACGTTTTAAATATATCAAATCCGACATCAATAACCTCGAAAGACTAGTTGATTGCGACTATGTAGTTAATACAGCAGCAGAAACACATGTAGATAACAGCATTGTTGGCTCAGATGTATTTCTAAAGAGTAATGTAAACGGCGTACACAATTTACTTAATCTTATTCAACAGAAAAGCAGATTTAAAATGCCCACCTTGATTCATTTCAGCACAGACGAAGTGTATGGCGATATAGTAAATGGTGCTCATGTGGAAACTGACCTGCTTAAACCTAGTAATCCCTATTCGGCAACAAAGGCCGCGGCAGACATGTTGGTCCAGGCATGGGCAAGAACTTTTAACATTCCTTACATTATTGTTCGTCCAACTAACAATTACGGCATAGGGCAATATGTTGAGAAACTGATTCCAAAGACTGTAAAATATCTACAACTGGATAGAACAATTGATTTACACGATCGAGGTGAACCACGTAGAACCTGGCTTCATGTCAACGACACTGCTAATGCTGTGAATGTGATTATTCAATCTGGTGTACAAAATGAGATATTTAATATTTCCGGAAACTACGAAGATTCAAACTTGAATGTAGTTAAAAAAATATTTAATAACTTTGAAATAACATTTGATTATCAAAAACATATTACCGATCTTGTACGCCCCGGGCAAGATGTAAGATATTCCATAAATGATATGAAATTAAAGCAGCTGGGATGGCAACCACAAGCCAATTTTGACCAAGAATTAATTAAGATTGTTAAGTACTATCGTCATACGTTTGTGTGGTAACTTCTTTCCAAGTATAATCACCTAACCATTTTACCTGAGCAATATAGCTGTAATGCTCGGGTGGTCCAGTGGTCCATTCTTTAGGCCCTTGATGGCATAATCTAGTACGATTTATTTTGCTATCAAAACACAACCAATATGTTTGTCCGTGATAGATTTGAAATTGATATTCAGCTGCATGTACTGCATCTGTGATATACAATCTACGTTTGATATCATCTGCTTGTTTTTGTAACACTCTCACCAGGTCCATGATACGATTGTATTCTTGCTCGGCATGCATACGAGCAACATTGACCATGATGTCTTTTTGTTTTTCTATGGGTATTAAATCAAAGGCAGGACCACCTACTTCGGTGGCGTAAGGAGTGATGTTTTTATTAAAAAAGGCGACTAATTCGCCGCCTATTTCTGCATCGTAACTGTCTTTGCCTTTGGCAACGTTACTTTTTTTCTTGGCCATCTGAGGTCTTGATAATTACCGGGCTTTCAGATTCTGGGGCAGGATTTCTTGTATTTTTTAACAACCAAGCACCATAGTTGATAAATGCTGCAAATGGATAAAATGCTATTGCTAATGAGGCAGCAACTATAATACCTGCAGTTAGAAAAATTACACTTAAAAGTGTAAACACTGTTTCTAACATTAGATTCCAAAATCCTGCTACTCCGATATCTAATTCAAAGTGCTTGGCGCAACCAGAGTTATGTGATCTAATGTGCGTTCTAAATGATTCAATTTGTTCTATGCAACGCATTACTAAAATTTGCAACAATCCTCGATACAAATCAGTCATATATTTTGCTCCATTTTTTTAATTTGATTTCTTTGGCCTGTACAGATTGATTTATACCTTGTTGTGTTACAACGCCATATTCTGTTAATAAATTTATCATACAAATTAAATCGCCAATTTCCATTTCAAGTTTAAGTTGATGTGGCATTCCGTCTTTGTGCAACTGATTGATTCCAAATCTAAAGATTTTAGAAATTTCTTGTATGACCTCTGCACATTCTTCTTGCGTGATCACAAGAATTTCTCGTTGCTTATCATTCATAATGTATTATAGTTGAAATTACAGAGAAACTCAATCTCTTTTTTGTCTAGGAGTAGTATCTTTGTCTCGAGGTTCAGCCAGTCGTCCAGGATGTGTTATTTTAACTCTAGTTTTTTCTGGGTCAAACTGTTTTAATTCTTTACTACTTACTTCTTGATCTTGTTCACCATTTGGATCGTAATTTTTATCTACAAGATTACCATCTTTATCAACTAATATAGGATTTTTTTTACCTGTTTTACCAATACCTCTGGACAATGTTACTGCCATAGTTCTAATGCCACGGATTCCGAGAGATTTATTATTCCTGCCTGGATCGTTGCGTATCAACCAAACCATGGCATGGCTTTCAGGAATATCTTGTCTTGTAGCTATAACAGCATGACATTCAACCCGAACTTGATTGCCGTTTTGCACAAAATGTTCTGGTTTGAATGTCTGAATAACTATACCACCCCGAGGATTCAAATCGCTACCAAAAATTGCCTCCAAGGCTTCTTGTTCAGTAGGCTCTACAACAATCTCTCTGCTTAGTCTAAACACCGGGTTATAGGATGGGCTATTTTCTAGTTGAATTAATTCGACTACACCTTTATCTCTTAGTCGATCTATAATGTCTCGAGCCTTTTGACCAAAGGCAGTATCTGCACTTTCCCATGCTTCAGCATTCAACTTTTTAATACTAATAGGAAGATTACTGTCAGGACTTACCAGAACTACATCAGCCTTTTTCCTTGCTTTTGTATCTCTGCCAGATATATTAACTTTGTTACAGTTGTTTAATGTCAGGGTTTTTCCCCGCGGATCAACAAAAGTAGTGTGTACGGATCCGTATTTTTCAATTACGCTTTGTAATATACCAGCAAGTTCAATTTCATTGGCAACACCTGCACTTTTGTCCCCTTGCTTACCAATATCTTTTACAAATAATTTTACCTTACTCTGCCAAAATTCTACATGACCAAGGCTGCTTCCCCCATAAGGACTGTATCTGGCGTCCAAATCAGGATTTGCTGCATTAATAGTTTGTGGCAGGTCTTGCAAAACTTTCATTCTAAAATCGTCTTTAATTTGTCCGTCAGGAATTTGTACAAGCACAGCTATCTTATTTCCATCAATTTTTAAGTCTGTATAGCCGTTTTGAGCAAGTATATCCTGAATTTCTTGCTTGGTAGCTGCTTCTGTGAGAATGTTGATTAGTTCGCGCATAATAACATATTTACCGGTTTTTTATATTCTGTTTATTCATGTTGCAGCGCAATAAATACCGTACAAGGAGAAAAAATGAATTTTCAAGGTTTGATAGAACATTTGCACAAACTATTACCAAAATTTAAAAGTGATTTAGAAATTTATATTGAATCAAAAGACCCAAAAAATGCTGCTGATATAGAGCATTGGTTACAACAGTATAGCTATAAAAAACATCAAGACTGGTTTCCAAATGCGTAAATTAATTCAAGCTATCATTGACTATCGTCAGAAACAAGCAGACCTATATTTACGCTGTCTTATCAACAGAAATTAATCGTTCAATATCTTCTTCTACGCACCGTTCACCATACTGTATTTCAACAATGGTACAGGGATGAGTGAATGGATTTGTCAACTGGTGCCAAGAATTTCGCGGAACACGCCATTCATCATATTTGCTTAATATTTTAGGTGGATTAGAAAGATCCCCGGGAAGCGCCATGTTAATCATACAAGTGCCTTCAGTAACCATCCAGAACTCGCTTCGATATTGATGTCTTTGCATACTTAAGGTTTGCCCGGGCATTACGGTAAGAGTTTTAACTTTAGCGCCAGGTATTTCGTTCAAAACTGTGTATGAGCCCCAGGCTCTTTCGACTTCATATGATCGCCATTGTTTAAGAATATCACTGCTACTGTTTTTTTTATCTTCTCCGCCTACACCAAACACAAATTCAATGTTTGTGTCATTGACTGGCATTTCTGGTGTATTTTCGGCTGTTCTATCTCCACCATTGGCAAAAACGATTTTGTCGCCAGGGAACATATCCTTAACTTTTCTTATAGCGTCACATGCAGTGCCGTCGCTGTCATCAAATTCAATTACACGATCTACCATGTGTAAGTTGTCTAGAATTGTCATGCGTTCGTACCATGTCATGAACGCCCGCCCTTTCTTTCGTGCAAGCCAGGCATCTGAATTTAAACCAACCACAAGCCAATCGCCTAAATGATCACAATGATTTAGATAAGAGATATGCCCTGAATGTAGCGGATCAAATCCTCCGGTTGCTAATACAATTTTCATTCTTGAATTCTGTAATAATCTTTATTCAACCAGGTTGTTAGTAAGGTTTCTTGCCTCACATATCCATAGCGATCCAGGCATTGCCGTACACTTTCATTGACTAAATTAGCATTAACTAAGTCATGCCATGTTGTAGTTTGTGGATTCATGGGTGCAATGTCACTTTTATAAACAGCAATGTGCAACCACATATCGTTCATGTCTTTATAAAAATAGGCATCCCTACAATCAAATCCGTTTACTGCTAACATGTACATCATGTTCACCACATTGTGATTAAAGTACCATCCGTTGTGACTGAGGTTGTTTAATCTATTGTGTTCATAATGAACTGCCTGCGGAAGTGATAAAACCAACATACCATTTACGTTCATCATGTCGTTCCATTGTCGTAATGTGCCTAATGGATTAGTAATATATTGAAAAACATCGTGACACCAAACTAAATCAATTTGTCGGGAAATAAATCTATCTGCATCTTCTAAATTGGCTTCTACCAGTCGAACGTTTGGTAAATTTGCAACTTCTTTTTTAATTTGTTTAATATTTCTATCTACCGCGTAACACAAATAATTCCTAGGTTCGGGAGGCTCGTCTCTAGTTTCAAGTAGTGCCCACCATTCTAAATCCAATCCTTCGCCACAACCAAAGTCTGCTACAACTTCTAAACTATCTAAAAAACTGTCATATTGATACAATAGATCTCGAATAAATTGTGTGTGTTGGAAACTAGCTTCAGAATTCTTAAAAAGTGCCATTTGTTAACACCTCAATGATAATTTTTTCTTTTAATGTTTTTAATCTTGATTCAAATTGTATGCATGCTTCTGCTAATTCTATATTGGATCCCCAATTAAGATTATAAATGAGATTAGTGGCCCAACGACCACAAGCATCTTTTTCTATTTGTATATCAACTGCATTATTCTTAGGACGGGCATTCGAGCATAATGTCCATTCTCTTAAAATATTTTTAGCGTGTTCTTGATAATCCATTATACAACAATATCTTCCATACCTGCGGTACGTAATCTAACCACATGTCCTAGCATAAAATTCTTGCTCTCAAGGCCTTTCATAACTCCAAGCCATTTGTTTCTAAGAAGAGCAACTTCGTTAATGATAGTTTCAAAGTCAATGACTTCGTCTTCACCATCTGTATATTTTTCTGCGTCGCGACTTGTAAGAGCTCGGGCATAAGATTCCAGGTATTTTTGAAAATGCTTTCGTCTAATCTTGCGGAGTTGTATATTAAGATAGTTAAGTATAGCCTCAATCTCTTGAAGCTGGTTAAATCTTTGCTCTGTAATACCCGGTAAATTCGCAGCGGACTTTTCAACATTACCTCGTATAAATGTCTCTGTTTTTGCCTGTACAAGTTCACCTTCATAATAATTAATGAAGGCTGGAATTTCGCCAAGATCTGCAACAACACGATTATACCACATTATCAAGCCAGTCAACAAAGTGTTTGGGATAGGTATCTAGTATACTAATGTTTCTTCTTTTTGTAAATTCTTTCACAAAGGTTTTTAGATTTTGCAGTTGTGACATAGTGGGATCAGGTTGTAAACTTTCAATTATGTGCTTTGACCAAGGCAAAGGATTGTTTTCAAATAATTTGATTATATCACTTTTGCTTTTTGGATCCATTACATACGGCGACATAAAATCTGGCTTGTAAACAAAATCGTATTCTTTTTTAGACTCGGAAAAATATTCCAAAAATTCATGATACCCAAATAAACTTAAATTACTCAAAGTTGAATGAAACATGTAATCAATTTGAAATTGATTTAGTATATCAAGTTTGGCTTTATACTGATCCCAAATTATACCATATCTATTAAATTCTAAATATGATCCTATGTTCTCACAACTGAGTTTTATAATTACGTTTTTATATTTTTGTAGTTTTGATAAAAATTTTTCGAATCTACTGATACTTAGACCTAATCCACTAAACACCTTTACTTCAGATACACCACTAAGTGAATCTAGAATGTCAAACAAATTATTGTTTAATAAAGATTCTCCACCTGTGATATATACGGTTTGTAGATGAGGCGTCATTAATTCTATTTCTTTAAGAATCAATTTATAATGTTTAGTATTGTTTTTTTTAGATTGAGATAGTTTATGAATGATGAGATCTTTAGAGTCTATTTGATACCTATCATCATCGATCGTGACCGGATAGTTACCATTATTTAAAATGTCTTTTCTCCATGCACTGCTGTATTCTTTTGTACAATAGCTGCATGACAAATTACAATCGCTTCCTAATGTTATATCTACAATTTTAGGATGTGTAATTGTATCAAAATGTGTTTTTTCATAACCTTTTCGAATAATTCTTGGACTAATAGCGCCAACATCTTCTGCCTTGAAGCAATTATTTTCGCAACTGTGATTTCGCGTGTTAGATAACATCATTCCACGTTCGTTAACGTTTAATGGCGTATTAAATAGCTGTCCTGGATTAAGTTCTATCCAATTTAAATCAACATGTTGCGGGTAAGCAGCGTCACAATTGTAAATAACTCTCTTTTCAATGTCAATTTTTATGCATTGAAATTTATAATTACAGTAATAGTCTCTGATGTGAGTATTATTCCTCATAATCTACTTCGTCATCTTCGTCGTCTAAATACTCTTCCAGTGATCTTTTGGTATAATTGTCAGCACTACCAAACTCTCTGAGTTCTTTATCGCTTAAATTATCTACCAGCATGCTTACTAAATTGTCAGTAGCAGCCTGTCTTTCTTTGGCAGGAATATATTCTTTTAATGTAATGTAAGTTTCTATTAGAACTTCAACATCAATGCTCATTCAACTGTTTCCTCTTCTGGTTGATCAGCAGATTGTTTATGTGGATTGACAGAATAATCTGCCATTACACTATCAAGACTACCGCCTTCGTTACGCTCCCAGGCTTTACGAAACTGCTTAATTACAGTACCATCTGCTAGCGTGTATTTAAGACTGTTGCCTTCTTTCTGTAATAAACCTTTACCTTCAAACATGTCTACCAATCCACTATAAGGATTCATCCCCTGCTCGTAAGGAATCTTAACCTGTACACTTTCAAATGGTTTGGCATAGCGTGTTTTCATAATCTTACAGGCTGCACGAATACCTTTTACTTCCGAAATCTTGTTTCCATCCTCATCTTCTTTTAGCTTCAACTTACGCATGGCAACAACAATTGAACTGGCATAGATAAAACCTTGACCACCTGAGATCTTGTCATCTGGATCAAACATGTCTTGACTAGCGTATGTGTGGTTGGTTGCTACTAAGCCAATATTCAAACTACCGAACATATTAACACAATTACGAACAAGTGCTGTTAGTGCCTTGGGCTTACGACCCATGTCACCTTTTAAGTCTCCGGCTTCGAACTGATTGACATCGGTAGGTGTTAGCAACATTCCCAAACTGTCAATCACAAACAATACTTTTGGTCTTTGATCTTCTGGAAGTGTTCGATATTCTTTAACAAAGTCATGAATAACCTTAGCTACATCATCAATCATAGCCATATTAATCTTGAGGAGTCTATTCTCACTGGTATCAACTTCAAGCGCATGTAACCACGCCTCATCAAGTGCGTTTTCACTATCGATAAGAATAACGTAAATGCCTTGTTCTTGTGCGTTTTTGACAAGATTTCCTGAGCAGATAAAGGATTTGCCTGCACCAGATTCGCCAGCAAATACTGTAACTTTACCCAATGGAATGCCCTTATTAAAGTCCCCGCTGATAAGATAGTTGAGAGCGTAATTGTTGGTTGAGATCCAGTCTGTGGGGTCATTGAATCCCACGCTGATACCGTCAATACTTTTTGTAATACTTTTGCGAAATTTTGATACATCAAAGGGTTTGGTTGCCATGATTATTTTCCTTTATTTTAATAAAATTATCTATGCTTATGTTTCTGATCTTGTCCTGCTCTTCAATAAATGTGTTTAAAAATAAACTATTATCGTCGCCTGTTGCAACCAAATTATCAAATTCTGGTAAAGAATTTTTGGCAGCAATTGTAAATTGATTTCTATGTTGAACACTTAGCTCCGCTGGATAATGAAGTAATCCATATGACATTGGAATATTAACCTCGCGTGAGAATTCTTTAATCCTTGAAAAATCATTTACATTTAACACACTCAAAGTAGTCCAAATGTTCAATTTTAAATTTTCAAATTTTGTTTGTAAATTTTTATACTTTTGTATAACTTCAAGTGTTGTTGCCCATTTTAAAGGCCATCTAGTATATTCAAATACCTTTTCTACACCGTCAATACTAAACGTTATAGTTATTTCAATGTTTTTTTCTAATAGATTCTCTATTTCTGGCATAAATTTGCTTGCGTTTGTGTTTATTCGTATAAACTTGGCATGCTTTAATGACATCAATTTTTCTTTATACAACTTACTAAATGTTGGTTCTCCACCGGTTATTTCAAAAACTAAAATCTTGTCTGCTGATATTTGATTGAAAATGTTTGAATTATCTATTTTTATTACAGTCTTGGATAACTTTCCAATGTAAGTGCTATTTTTATTTGAACAACTTATGCATGCTGAATTACAAACATTATCGAGTATTCCCGAAACAAACAAATAATCTGGATTTAATTGTATATATTTTGTATGCGCTTCAACCGAATGTTCTCTCACACTCTTTTGATGATTAGTATTTTCTACTTCTTTACAACGCTTACATTCGTCTGGCCACTCATTGTTAGTAAACTTATTAAGGGTGTTTTTTAACCAAGAACTATTTCGTAAATTTTCAATACTATTAAATGATGGCGCATTTATCATATGACCACATACCTGAAACATTGAATTTTCAGCTAGTCTTATATTATGCGTTAATCTAGGACAAAACATTATTGTATTAAATCAATTAGCGATAAAGGTATATTGATAATATCATAATAGCCACTATCTTTATCATTTTTTATGATAGTCATTATTTCTTGAAAAGTTAATTTATTTCCTATCTGATTATAAAGTATAGTATCTAATTGCAAATAAAGATCTTGTGCGATTTGATAATCTACATTTATTCCGTTAGCTTTCCGTGGAGTTTCATTTAATGAAGTTATTTTTTTCAAATACTGCATTGATCGGAAATGAAATTTAACTTCAGGTTTTATGAAGCGTGACAAATTCAGTATCCAATGAAATTGCGGAATATAGTGAATATCCAGGTACAAGTATTTTTTCAATAAAAACTCAATGGTGTTAGAATCTAACTCTGGATTTTGAGTTTTAAGATTAAAAATTACTGTTGCCAATCCTGACTGGAATCTTTCAATTGGATCTCTTAAAATCACAGTAATGTCATCAGAAATACTATGTAAATCAGAATGATAAAGTTGCATTCCACTCACATTTTGACAGTGACGAAGTAAACTGCTTGATCCATTTTTATATATAGGAAAAATATACTCTTTCCCTATTTTGACAACTGTAATGTTATCAGAATACAAAAATTTATCTATTGGTGTAAACATAATCCGAAAGGGTACGCAAGAATTACGTACCCTTTTTATCTAACTTACTGTTTGCTGCGATTACGAATCATGGCCAAGATGTCCTCGGCTCGTTGACTGGAAGGTTTAGTAGCAGCGGCTTGCACAGGTGCAGTGGCTACAGGAGGAGCATCATCTTCTTCATCATCGCCAACAAAGGAACTAGAAGATTGTACTGGTGCAGGTGCTGCTTTGACTACTGGTGCAGACGCTGTTGTTTCTGTATCGTCGTTACCGCCTTTACCCTGGAATCCGCTAGGCTTAAAGTATTGGCTCCAACGATCAGGATCGTATGCTTGACCATCCACCGACGCTTCAAACATTTCTTTGATAACCTTGAGTTCTACCTCACCAGGACGCCTGGGTAGGAAGTCACTTAGATTGTAAAGACCAAAGCTATCAATCGCACTTTGTTCTTGTGCTGTCAGTGCAGTCTCTTTTCGGCTCCACTTACTGGTGCTGTAGTCTGCATAGCCACCTTTGCTAGTTTTTGTAACAGTAAAATCTAAACCGGCGGTGTAATCGGTTGGCATGCTTTCTAGTTCTGGGTCCATTAGTGCAGCCTTGATCAAATTAAAAATCTGGGGACTAATAACGAATCTACGAATAGGATTCTCAGGTGTTTTGTCGTCCGCTAGTGGATTTTCTCTTACAAAACCTTGGAACAGGTATGATTTCTTTTTCCAGTACTTACGACCCATTTCTTCCAGGCCTGGATCTTTGAACCATGTTCTTACTTCGGCCAAGACAGGACATGCGTCACCATACATTTCTACGCAAGGAACTTGTACCACAACAGGTTTTGAGTCTGCTTGTCCTTTGATTCCTGCGAACGGAAGTTTGATCATCAATCGTTCGACCCAGAAGAATGAGTTCTGTGTATTAGCGTCTGGTAGAAAACGGATTTTTGCACTTGAGCCTTCTGGAATGTTCCAGTGTGCATAGATGGCGTTGTCGCCTTGTGATTGACCGCCCGATTGACGGTTTTCTTGCGCTTGTAGTTTAGCGCGAATTTCTGCTAGTGATGTGGCCATAATGTTTCTCCTTATAAAATGCCATAATGTTTGTGCCTAGATATACAACTGCACCGTGCAATTGTATAACAAGTATATTTAGCAAGTCAAATAAAAAACTGTTAATTTTAACCTAATTTAAGTTGATTAAATTTAAGTCTGTTATGCTCAAAAATTGGCGTCAATTGATGTAAAATAGTTTGTAAATCAAAATTTGACAGCTGGGCCAATCTATCTATTTCATTGATTATAGCATGGTATCTAGCATGAGGACAATCAATAATATCATAATGTTCATTGATAAATGGATCAAATGTTAAAAATCCCTTAGATCTTAGATGTTCTAAACTGCCTGGACCGGAAAAAAGTAAGAAAGGCTTTCCCAAATGAAAATTTTTCAAACTTTTTTCTGTAAAAAATCTATTTGAGTATATATCAGTCTCGCAAACAATTTCAACAAAATAAGAATTGTAATATTTGCCTATGTTGGCTAAACTATCTTGAAAAGGTACCCAACCGCTGGCCTTTTCAAAATCTAATAGTACTGGACAATTTTCATTGTACCATTGTATGTCATGACCAAAATCTTGTTCAAATCTATAGTGCCATGTAGCCTTGGTAGCATTATAACTGAGTATGCTATCTTGTTTGTAATTATCGTATAAATGTTTAAAGAACTTGAGTCTATAGATATCATGTCTTCCAAAAAGCCCGGCAAACTTCTTGTTACAAAATGGACGAGAAAGTGGTAGGTTAAGGTGTTGACCAATATTACCACACCACATCTGAATTGCATCTAATTCTATAAATGTGGTATCATTTATTTCAAGATTTTCGTAACTGTAAATATAACAGGTGTCCCGGTTGAGATTGAAATTTTTAATAGTTGTGCTTATTAAATTGTTTAGTCCTGTGTATTTGCAATTTACACCATCTCTTATCAAAAAAACAAAAATTTTGTTCTTATACTGTCCTAATACGTAAAGCAATTCGTTGACCCCTTGATTTTGATACTCTCGATTAGTGAGCCAATCAAGATTAACAAAAACAAAATTTTCGACTAAAGTCACTACCTTTTCAAAATTCAAATTTGAAATTAGTTGATTGATTTGATGCGTATGCATAAAAAAGTTCTCGATTATAATGCAGTCTATCTTTAATTTGAGCAAAAAGCTCCATGCAATTTTTGTTTTGAAATTCACTAATAGAGTTTACTATTAGTTGATGATTTCTAAATTTCCACTCGTGATTTGAATTTTCATCTTGTAATTGCTGAACAGGAAATAAATCTTGAAAACAATCAAACCCTGCTTGTTTTAATAATCTGTATATGCCCGGACTACCGTTAATTATAAACGGCCTTAGACCAATTATTGGTTTGAATACTTTTTCGCTTAGAAAAACATTTTTACTGTATTCATATTGTGTTTCACTGACTACATTAATAAAACTTGCGTTCCATATTTTTAATTGACCTAAGCTATAAACATCATTTGGGATGCCTACATCACCAACGACATCGTCTGCTCCATAATTTTGGTAATCCAAGTCATGGTCGTTTACTGTATACTTGCTATTACCTAGAGTTACACAACCATGTTTGATACATCCTGAAGTTTCAAACAATGCCACTAATTCTGTTCTGTGTGTGTGCGGCTTGCGATTGTAATTCAAAAACAAATTGTCAAATGTATTAGGTTCTAGATCTAGTATTGAATATTGCTTGAAAAATCTAGCACATGCCACTGCCCAGAAATCAAAAAAATAGTCGCCGTTTACGTAACCAACCAAAATTACCTGACCTGGTATTTGATCAATTAAATTTTCAATTGGCCCTAAAGGATCAGTTAAACTGCAAAGCATAGTTACTTCGGGCTGTAATTTTTGCAGTTGCGAAATTAATTCTTTGGGTTCGTGCCAGCTGGTTACAACAACTGCTTTTCTCAGTTTGGGATATTGATTGTTAAAATTTTGTACTAGACAGTTCACTAATTCACGTTCCAATTGCCCAGCACGCCATGCAGGATTAAATCCTCCATATATGACTTTGCAGTTCATATTTTTACAGCCCGGCTAACTTGCGAATTGATTGTAATTCTTCTTGCACAACCGGTTCGTCTATTTTACTTACACCTACTGGCAGTGGTTGTGGTTGGGGTTGTGTAGGCGCTGGCTGAGTATTGGCGTTTTGTTGTTGCAAAATTTGAAACAAGCTTTGAGCTAATGCTCGTTCGCCATTGGACATCAACCAACCTATAATGGTATTGCGTACATCTGCATCTGGTCCTTGTACGCTGGCCAATTTTTTGATTGAATTTTTAAGATCGTCTGCATCAAGTTCTTGAATGTCAGCAATGGCTGCTACTGCATCTACACCGTCCATACCGGCTGCAATTGGTTTTTGAAACAATCTTGTTAGATTTTCTTCGTCCATATCATCTGTGTCTGCATCCCATGTGTTTTCGGTAACACTATTGGCCCAAGATTCAAATTCATTAGTTTCTGCGGTGTTCATTCGTTTCCTAGTTTGATAGGCTTTATATACATATGGTAATGCTTCGTTGAAGCGGTCGTCATAGATTTTCTTAACAAATCTTTCTCTCAAGCCATCTACATCAACTTCATCAAGTGGTTCACCAGGATCTGCCATCATATTCATTAACAATGCTTGTCCATGGCGTCCTTGGAATTTTTTTAGATTCTCTCTAACTTCATTGTACCTGTGCATGGCTGCTTCTACCATACCAGTGGTTTCCGCATCTTCGAATGTACGATTACGCATGGCACGAACAAAATGTCTCATTGATGCCATTTCTTTGACCATTTCATTAATTAATTGGCCACCTTCATCCATGTGTTTTCCACCATGGCGCATGTGATTGGCAAGTGCCCTGGCACCGTGTAGGTTAGTATGATCTAGTAAAAATCTTTCCCCTACAGGAGTTTCAATAAAAACATGTTCAATTTGTCTGCCACGATCGCCACGCTTTTCTGGGTCAATTTGATCTCTGTGTTTGATAATAATTTTGTGCGTACCAACATCGCCAAAACTCATACGCTTGTTGTTACCCATACCGTATAAACGACCTTCACTGATAGCCAGTTCGTCTTTGTTAAATGTAGCATCTGAACCTGCTTGTTGTCTAATGTCTTTTAAGTCTAAGTTGCTGCGATTAATATCTCTAGTGTCAAATGTTAACATATTTCTGCGGGCAAAATTCTTTAAGTCGCGTAAAAAACCGAACCACTCTTTGCTTTGTGCTTCATCTAAACTATCTGTTATATTTGATCCATAATAGATTTTTAAACTATTTTCGTCGATTAAGCTGATGGTAACATTTCCAAAGTTTTCGCCGTCACTACTAATGTAATCAAAGTTAAAGAATCTAGCCTGTTCAGGATCGGTAATTCTTTGAGCTTTTTTGTCTCCAATGTTAACACTGTCAAATCTACTACGGATTTTGTCAAAGAGTTCTGATGCTGTTTTGTTTAGTTCGCGCATAATATATTATTTATCGTTAGATCATTATAAAAGGCATAGGTGCTATGTAGTCATCTGTGTTATCGCGAAGTTTTTCATCTAGATCTGCGTCATAGCTTTGTAAGGCTTGTATTATCCTTAAACTAAGCAGCGTAGCAGAGACTAAATCATCCGTTTCTCCTATTTTGGCTGCAAATCCTGCGCCGCTAGCAACAAATGTTTTCAATTCGCTGATCAAGTTTTTACTGCAAATAATCATTTTGCGATTTTCAATGAGATTTTTAAATTTAGCACACACTGCTAGTTTGCTTTTGTTTGTGGTAGTAAAACCTTTTCTGTGTAGTCTTGCTTGACCGGGTTTTATGGGCTGGCTTAAGAATGTTCCTTTTATATTTTCTTCGCCAAATTCCGCTATAACAATTAGTGCTGCTTCTCCTAATGTATTGTTTTCTACACTGTAATAAATGTCATTTTGCGTACCAATTGTGTCATGTATATACTCGCAAATTTCTTTAAGGATTGTGATTTGTCTTTGTATAGGTGTACGGTTGTGTTGCCATTCTGCTACTTGAATCATGGTAGGAAGTTCAATTACTTGTATAGCAGCGGGGTCTCCACCTGTTCCCAAACTAGGATCTAATCCAATAACATAAGTGCGATTTGGTTGCGGTCGTTGATACCAACGAACTTGTCCTTGGCATTCAATTGGATCTCTACCTTCTAGCTCTGATAATGCAATGCTGTTTATTAAAGTTTCATCGTAAATTAAAAATTCACAGCCGTGCTCGCGTCTAAAGCGTTCTTCACCAATACGACCAATTTCTTCTGACTTCCATTTTTCATCACGGTCCGGATGTTCCCACCAACTGGACTGATATGCTCGAAATCCGTTAATACCTAGTGGTGTAGGATTTCCAAATTCATCCACACACCTGTTTGCCTGTTTCCATATAAATGCAAATTGGTCTTCATCTGAATTTGGAGTGCTGGTTATTATAGCTTTACCACCTGTGCTTAGTGTAGGTGAAATACTTGTCCAAAATTCTTTTGCAATAGTGGGTCTAACAAACGCAAATTCGTCACAGTAAAGTAGTGTTATACTCATACCACGACCAGTAGTTTCCGTAGTGGTTTGACTTACTATTCTTGAACCATTTTCAAAATCAATTGATCCTTTGTTATAACTGGTAACTCCGGCTCTTATCCAGTTAGGACACAACTCATAGGCATATCTCACACGCTGCATGATTTCCTGTGCGCCTTGATATTTGTGTGCTGCGATTAGTATTGTTGAATCTGGACGGAACATGGCAAACCATAGTAAATAACCTGCTGCCGATGTTGTCTTACCAGTTTGTCGAGGCATCAACGAAACACTAAATCTATTGTTATGATAAGTATCTATAAGTTTCCGTTGATACTCAAAAGGTTGATATAGCATTTTTCCCCGTACCGGGTGCTGAATGTAGAAATAATTGCTTATAAAATACTCAGGTCCTGTGTCAGGATCTGCACACCGCATAAACTCTACAATTTGCTCTTCAGAAAAGTTGACCTTTTGATACGGCGACTTTATAATACTAGCTGTATCATTGTTTTTCATATTAATACTTATGAGTCATACTTTACTTTTAAACAAAGATTACACACCAATCAGCGTACTACCGCTAAGTGTTATCCACTGGCAGCATGCTGTCAAATTGATGTATTTAGGTAGAATACAGGTAATTGAAACATATCCAAATTGGATTGTGCATAGCGAAAAATTAGCATTAAATGTGCCTAGTGTTGCCATTACACTTGAATATTTTAATTTCAAACGTAGAGTTAATTTTACTCGTTACAACATGTACCTACGTGATTTGTATCAATGCCAATACTGTTTAGATACATTTGATTTTGATCAATTGACGATTGACCATGTGGTTCCTATTAGTCGTGGCGGAAAAACTGAATGGACAAATTGTGTGACGTGCTGCAAATCATGTAACTGGCACAAAGCAGACAAACACAATGTAAAACCTCTTCGAAAACCATATAAGCCAGACTATTATGCGTTGGCCGCTGCTTGGAAGCATAGTCCGTTTAGAGTTAGAGATCCCAAATGGAATCAATATTTAGGTAAAAATGCGGATGTGGCTTAAATGGGCTGTTCGCCTGTGAGATATGGACGGGCAAACCAAAGTCGAAACCACTCTTCTGTACCGGGGCGAATATTATGTTTTTTCATAAGTTCGCCTTTTTCATTTCCGGTTACACTTATGTTACTACCAGCAAAGCCCCGGTATTCTTGCATCACTGCACGATTACCAATGCCAGCTAATACTCTTAATTGCTCTATGTCATTCATTGATTTCTTTAGCTAAACAATAGGCTTTAATTTTATCTTCCCTGTGGGT